TTCTTAACCACAATGTGGTTCTCTCTATCTACAGACTTAGCCATTGACAACAAGTTCTTATACGTTGTCTCATCAAGTTTAAATACTTCTCCCATTAGTCTTCTATTTTTAAAGTTTTTAACATCCATACCGGAGGGTTATTCATATTAGTGATCCACTCCTTTGCACTTGGTAGATAACCATTGCAATCTTCTTTTACATGTTGCTCGCCTACATAGCGAGTCATAACTTTTTTACCCTTAGAGTTAACAAAGAAGGGTCCGAAGACCCTCTCACATTCGAAGATACCTTCACTATGATGCCTGAATAATCTATGCATACTGTGACCATACCAGGCTTTAGTAGCATCAAACCATTCATGAATGTGCATGTACTCCTCAGGCTCACCGCCCCACTTTTTAGCGGAACTGCGAGCATGATCATATGGATGCGCCATTACTCTTCCCAGTTTATATCTGTAAGATTAACTGAATCATAAGCTTCTTCAACGTTTCTTACATAACCGTTAATACTTATAGTAGGAGTATCTTCTTCTTCAAAGTCAATTCTTATTTCTCCGTAACCGCCATCATTATTATACCAGTCATAATTATAATGATTCTCAAGTATATGATAAGCTAGGTCTTGCAGGTCTCCCTCATACATATCGTTAAGGGCACCGCTATCTATATTATCCCCATAAAATTCTACATCTTCCACCTGGCCAGAGTCTCCTCCACCATCATATCTAATGTCTACACTTGTTACACCAGCATCTTTCAATGCTGCAAATAAGGTTGCTGTTTTTAAGCTTGCCATATTACTTTTGTTTATAGAACCTACCAAGTATGTTTGCGTTTAACCAGATGTCTTTCTCCAGTACCTCACACATAAATTGGTATTTAACTTCTTGATAAGAGAGCTCTGTTTTAGAGTAGCATATCTTTAGGATAGTCCTTTTGATATGCACACCTGCCTTATGAGCCGCCTTAAGTTTCTCATTACTACTATAGTAGTTTTGATATACAGTTTTTCTTACACGCTTGTAAGTCTTCTTGCGTTTGTCAGTAGACATAGCCTTCTTAGAAAGCTTTGTCTTAACATCCGCAAAGAAGTTCTTCTTGCCAATGTAGGATTTGCGTTCACCATCTATGATAACATCCATCTGATATACAAATCCTACAGCACCATCAGGAATCATGTCCTCGGTGAATTCTTTTAATTGGTAGATCCAACTCATTTCTTTAATGCTTCTTTTAATAAAGGGTGTAAGAATGTTCTTACCTTTTCCCTACCGTATACTTTAACAGAGTCTGATAAATCCTTCTCAAGCTTTAGATGTATTCCCGGGAAACCAAAGTTATCCTTATACTTCTTCATCGCTTTTATACCGGCCTCATCATTATCAAATAGAGTACAGATAGATTTATACTTAACCTTGTATATGTCTATTACTTCTTTACGGATTGCAGTATTCTCACTGTCTGGTGCTACAACCTCTAGGTTATAACCAAACTTAGTAAGACACATTGCGTCCTTCAGGGAACTGCAGATAACAAGATTAGGTACATCAAACTTTAATTGGTCGGTACCTTGTACATAATTCTTTACCTTCAAGAACTTATGCTCTTTTACTTTAGGTTGATATACTTTATATATCTGACCATCGGATCTAGTGTAGCCATAGATATACGAACCTTTAATAGTTAGTTCATCTATGATATCATCTTCTTCTCTTTCCATTTTATAGAACTCTAATGGTACAACATTGAATGTACCAAGTGTGTTAGAGTCAATACCAAACTGCATCCAGAAGTCTGCGTCTGCTTTAGTCCAAGGTCGTATAGTGTAATCACTTACCTGATAACTAGCCTTCTTCTTAAATGTATTTACAGAATACTCGCCTTGATTCTTTAATAAGAATTCATTGTAGTCTTCTACAAGTTTATAGATAGCACTAAGATAGTCTATCTTGTATGCTTCGGCTACCAGATTAATATGGTTGCCACCTTTATCCGTAGAAAAATCCTTATAAAGGTAGTGACCGTCCTTATAATAAATACAAAAGCTTGGAGTACGTTCAGTAGGATTAAAGAGAGATTTGATTTTTACAGTTTGACCCGTAAGTTTTTCTTCTAATTTACAATAAGTTTCGAATACCCATGTCTCTGGTACATCCGATATGTCGGATATTAAAAATCTAGTACTAATCATAAGGGTAAAATTAAGGGGGAATATTTCTACTCCCCCTGATAATTTTAATTATAATTCAAAGTCACCGGCTACATCTGGTGTAGTAGCGGTACTTTCACCAAAGGAAGCAACAGTTTCCGTCTTGCTCTTCTTAATGTGAACATCAGGATTAAACTTAACTACCTTACTGATTGCTTCATCAACAGACGCTGACTCATATGCAATACCATCACGAGACCACTTTGGTAAATACAAATCGTTATTTGTATAACCTTGCTTGTTCTGATACTCACGACCTGCAATACACATGCGCAAGAACTTACCCTCAAAGGCCTTGTCCTTATTCAATTGAGTTACTAAAGACTCAATAGTATCATGCTTATTATCTTGGTCATCTAGCCAGTTAAGGATACCGAATGCTTTACACAGATTGTGAACTGCTTTAACGATTTCCTCATCACGCTTGATAACAATACCACTCTTGGTCTCGCCATCAGAGTAAGGGAATTCAGAGAATCTGATACGACCTACTTGACCTTTGTAACGACCCTTTGTAGGATCATCCTTGTCAATAAAGAAACCTTCGAAGTCGGCGCCCATATCAGGACCCTCTACGTTTAAGGTTATGTTATAAGCTCCTTGCTTGTAAGGTACAGTATCCAAAGTAATGCTATTTACTTTTACTACTTGTACGCCAGGAGACAATGTCTTTGGAGTCGAAGACCCAGATTCGCTTTTAATGTTTTTAGTGCTAATCATTTTGTTAATTATTAATCGATGTATACATTTTTCCAGTTAACTACTACCTTATCATCTACAAGTTCAGATAATTCTATCTCCTTGTTTCGCAGATGCTCAGGTCTTGCGCCACATGATATCTCATCAGTGGTTATAAAACTTAGTATGTTCTTATTACCGCGGCGAAACAAATATCCAATTGCATCAGAGTTAGAAGTAGCAATACGTTTAAGTTTGCCTGTCAAATCTAAATCTAAAGAATTAAAATCGTTACCGTTCTTTTCTAATAAGGTGTCCTTAACGTGACCTACAAGTATAGTTCTCGGTGCCCAAGTCTTGATGTAATCAACAACTTTTGTGAATGCTTCCCTTAACCAGGGATATCCTGCACCATTCGGTAGGTTAAGAATGCTACCATATTTAGGCTTACCATCAGTAGGCCAGTTCTTTCCCATCGGGGACTTTGTGTACAGTAATTCAGCGTATGGGATACACATCTCTTCTAATGCAGTGATGGTATCTACAGCAACATACTGATACGGATTACCCGCTTCTTTAATTGCTGCACCGATATGCTTAATTTCTTCCACACTACTAGCCTTAATCTTTAGGGCATCAACATAGTCGCTACCATGTTCAAGGTCTAGTATCAAACAATTATCTAGTTGCGAAAGCACAGTAGTTTTACCGGCCTTTGGCTTACTAAATATAATCAGGTTCTTTGGACTTTTATTAGTCGCAGGAACCCTGCTTGTAGGCAAATTAATCTCCATGTTATTTTATTAAATCGTTTAACCATTTCTTTTTACTCACTGGTTGCTTAAGTAATAAAGCAGCTAGATCGCGAATAGTAAGTTGATCAAACGGTGCATCCTGATCAGGATCCATAATCTCATCGAACCCGTCGAACACTAATTGTTTAGGAGCAACTTCTTCTTTAACAGATACATCTACCTTTTCCATTTCTGCAACAGGTATTAAGTATCTTTCGTCAGCGTTGGTATCCTTGTTAACTACTTCGTATTCCTCTTGCCAATAAGGATTGTATCTCCACTTATACAGCGTTCTATTAGCATCATCTGGAACTAGTTCCCTGCTAACAAACTCTAAATAAAGATCGTAACCCTTACGAAGATGACTTGGAAATAAACTAACATGCAGTCCGTCCTTACCATAAGGTCTATACGCTATAGTAGGAACGTATTGTTCGTCTAATGCTCCTGCAGATGCAAGAACTTCTTGGTGATGTTCACGTAACTCATTAATGCGAGCACGTCTATCAAGTGGTTTTTCTGTTGTTTTAATAGCCATTATCTTGTACTTAATCGTTTTTCTTGCGTAGGAGGTGCAGGTATCTCTACCACCCTCATCTTTTCAAATTCACCTTTAAAGAAACTCATTCTAGTATCACCATTCCTACATTTCAGGAAGTGCATTACCATAATAGTTTCATCGTTAATGATATACCTGTCGGGTCCATAGTAACGGATCTTAAAGTATCCGGGTCTATTTAATCCAACAACCATATCGGCATGTTGCAACAATGCATCGGCACCAAAGATGTCGGAAGAAAGAATGTAGTTTCCAGCTTTACCATCTTCATTCCGCTCCGGGTTATCGATTGACCTATTCAACTGACTCAATATGATAAAAGATATAGGATACATTCTCTTAATTTCAGTGAACATCTCCGCGAGATTGAATAGCATCTCGTGTTTATCTTTCTCAAATGGATCAAGCTTAACAAGGTACGAGTGATCGAGAGTAACAATAGTATTTGTATACTGCATATTACCGTTATCATCCGCCACCATATGGTCTTCCATATACTGATGAATGATCTTCTTTATATCCATAGTACTCATCGGTTTCTCGACAACATCTATAGGATATCTCACCCTTTGTTTTGCATAATCATAACATGCTTGTAAATCTGTGTCTGCTAACGGGGCACTAGCACTACACAAATCTTTATAGGATTTTCCGACAACACTGGAAAACTCCCTTATAGCACTAACCCGGGCTAACATTTCAAATTGAAATTCTAAAACTCTAAAGTTCTCTCCTTTATTCAGGAGGAAAGCATTGTTAATGATGTTATCCTTAACCAGAGTTTTACCCGCACCGGATCTACCTGCTATTACAGTGAGTGTATTCCATTCTATACCGTCGGTACCTGCGTCATTAAATTTTACCCAAGGAGTTTTGAGACTTTTAATTATCCCATCTTTCCTGCCTTTCATATACTGAAGTGCTTGGACAAAACTTTCTTTCTGCCCTCTCCAGGGTTTCTTGATTTCCGACATGTAGTTAATTATCAGGTAGTTAAACCCCGTAAGCAGACCTTGCTTTTCGGGATATAAAGATATACAATTTTCCTAGAATTCCAAATAAAAATTCTAAAAATAAACACTTAACAAATGAAATATCTACTATGAAAGTATCTATAATTATCCATGCAAACACGGAGAATATCATACTTATCACAAACATATTCATTATCAATGCAAATCGCGTCATACTACTTTCTCTTTTATAAAATTTCCTTCATCATCATGTCCACCATTCAAGATTATCTCACAGTATGCAGCAAGATCTGAGTCAAATGTTTTACCTGTAATCTGTTTACGAATAAAGTATTGGGAGTTCTTCATATAAAGATATCCGTTTGCCTCA